TCTGTTGTTGTGCCGATTAACAAATTACCTGCTAAATAATTATTTGCAGTTCCACTCATATACAAATTCCAATTAGTAGCACCAGCTGGAATTTCACCTCTAAATCCAAAATTGTTTTGCGCAGATACTAATCCCGAAGAAGCGTGAAATCCATATTGATTGCTCACTATTGAGCCAGCACCAATTGTACCTTGCAGTGCTGCAAAATGCCTTAGAAGAGTTAGTGTGAATGTTGTGTTTTGAGTTCCTATTTGAGAAGTGAATCCACCGCCAGCAAATGTAACGTCACCTTGAATTACACTTGTGTTTAATACGGAAGAGACATTTGTACTACCTGTAATTCCTCTTGAAATAAGCAAACTTGAATTGGACAATGAACCACTGCCCACAGTCAATGCACCCTGCACCCTCGCCGTTCCATTCACATCCAACCTATACCCTGCGTCTGTAAACGTACCTCCGTTTTGGAGTAGAAGATTCCCTGTTGATTGGAACATAGTTATGTATGAAACAGCACTCGCTCCTTTTACGGTTAAATTTTGACCATTTGTTTGAATAAAATTTAATCGAGCAGTATCTGTAAAAATTGTTGAACTTGCTCTTATGCTACCTGTTACATCAATTTCAACCCCTGGTGTTCTTTTTATTCCTAAATAACCATTCGTATTATCCCAAAAGAAGTTAGCACTCTCTTGCAACACATTGCCCGTCCCTTCGAACAACACACGCCCTACCGTTCCGCTTGTTATTGGTGTAGTGCCTACCGTTAAGCCTGTAGCTATTGTGAATGTTCTATTTGCGCTTAAGTCTTGCGTTGTGCCGTTGATCGTTAGCGTGCGCGTTTCAGGTACTAAGCCTGCAATAGATGGAATGGTAGGCTTGTTAAGAATCTCAGCCACTCCGCTCGTTGCGTTCCAATCTGAATTGACTTGTGCAGGCACATCACCTAAAGTGATAAAGCCGCTGTCATTTGTCAGCTCGCTTGTTAGCGTTGGTATAGTAGGTAGGTTATCTAAATCGTTATAGTCATTGCTAAAAGCTGTAGCTCCTAAATCAGCTGAGTTAGCTTTTAAAGCTACATCAGTTTGCAGAGCTGCGATATCTTCTAAAATGCTTATGATAGTAGCGCAATCAGGTAAGGTCTCACAGGTCAGCCCTATGTTATCTACTATAGCATGCCATCCCTTTACTCCTTCTGCATCTGTACCATAGTAGTAACTGTTACCCGGTGCCTCTTCATCATTTAGTAGGCTAACATAAACTCCATTCTGCTCTAAGCTTTCAATAAACTGCAAAGCTCCCCATCCATCCGATGGCGAATCAGTAGGAGTGTTATAGTTCCAGCTTGCAGGAATGCTACATGCGCTCCAATCGTAATCTAAGTTAAGCTCAATTGTACCTGTTACACCTGTAAGAGTGTGAGTGTATTGCTCAACGAATGGCTCTGAGTTTACAGGGCGAGTAAGCACTACATCAGTGCCGAACATATTGCCCAAATAAATCTCGTTAATTAAATCCTGAAAGATAAGTGAGCAGTCAGTAATACTCTCTGATTGGTAGCCTGTCTTATCTTCTTTGTCGCGAGGTAAGTCACTAATGAATATCTCGAATTGAAATGAACGTGTACCTGGTGAATAGTTAATAGCGCGAGGCTTAACGTGCAGCCATGGCCACTCTGCCTCTTTTTCTAAATCGGCTTGTGAAATCTCACCATGCGTAAACCTACGTAGCTGAAAGTGCCCTGCTGCGAACTGTCTAAACCTATCTACTATTACGTTGTATGTGTAGTTAATTGTGCTCATATCTTATAGTGGAAATTAAGTTAGCTTTTGTTGTAAGCTATTAGCGTAATCCATCGCATAGGTTAAATGGGTGAATATTGTTGAAGCTCTTGTCTTGGTGATTGCATCAAACTTAGTTACATCTCTCTCTGCCATCTCCTCTATCACATGCCACCATTGATAGACTGAAGCTAATGTTTCACCTCGTCTGCTAACTGACTGATCTCCCTCTTCAGCCTCTCCAGCTCCTGCTCTAAATATGCGGGTGTATTGGTCACTAAATCGTTTCTGAGTGTCGAAAAAAAAAGCAGCGCAGCATTCACATTGGCTAAGTTTAGCTTCCTCATTTGAGGCGCATATTTAAGATGCACATCACTATCGTACTCCTCTATCTTGTACTGAAGATTAATCTCTGCTGTTACTGGTCTATAGAGAATACACATAAGCTCAGGCAGTTGGTGAGGGAAGTTCTTACTCAGCTCAGATAAATCTAACCATTCGCCAAACGTCATAGATTTAAGGTTAGGATGAAAGCCAAACTTAATACCGTCTATATCTATGAACTGCTTAAATACCTTTTCATCTTGGCGCAAACCATCAGCATAAGCTGTCACAATTTTTTCAATTTTTGTGACATCAATCTTTCTGATATCATCACGCTTAAGTCCTGTGATGGCTTGAATCTGTGAAACAGTATCTTCACCGGCAGCCATGAAGTCTACGTATGTGCCGAGCGTTTGGTCGCTGTACTTAGTGCTTATTATTTTGTCGCTCATTGTTATCTCCGTAAGTTTCGTTATAATGACTCTCTGCGTCAATTCTATAATAAGTACCGCCCTCTTGTAGAAGTCCTGTTTTTATTGGAGCTTTTTTAATAAACTCAATCATCTGCTCCTTCTCCATTTGCTTGGCTTGGTCAAAGTCATGCCTTGTTAATTTACCTTCTGATTCATAGTATTGCTCTTCCAACCATTCAACCGCTGTTTGTTTTTTCATAGCTTAAATATTTGTGCCGTCTATAGTTATGTTAATGCTCTTTATCTCTGTGCTCAGCTCTTGCCTTTCTATGTAACCTCTCTGCTTGCCTTGAGTCTTAAGGTAGAAGATAACAGCAGATGTGTTAGGTGCATCTTTAATAGTTACTACCTCACCATCGTGAGTTAATGCCTGGCGCTCTGCTCCCTCCATCAGCTTCTTAAGCTGTGATTCTGCGAAGTCTAAAGCCACATTCTTAAGCGAAGCTACAGCTGCAGAATACTCAGCATCATTCTTTAACCAATCGTAATGCGTCTCTCTGCTCATGCCTACAGCAGCAGCTGCTTCTGTTACGTTGCCTAAGCTGGTAGTTAAGGCCTGTAACATTGCATCTTTTTTCAACGTCAGTTTTTGTGGAGTTTGTCCTTCTGAGTTTGGCTCTGTTTTACTTCCGACTTTGGCGCTCATGCTAACTTATTCTTAAAGTGTGTTATTAACTGCTCCATTTTACTATCATAGTATTTAGCAAATGTAGTAAAACCTTCGTTATCAGCCTCATAAACTCTAAACATTATACCTCTTAATCTCTGAGATGGTTTCTTAAGTGTATCTTCTAACTCTGATTTAAGCGATTCTACAGCATCTAACTCCTCACGTCTAAAGCTCTCATCTTTAAAAGCTAAATAACCAAACTGATTGGCTGTGCCAAATAGCTCAGCTGCTTGTGCCGGTGAAAGCTCATTAGTGCCAAAGGTAAGCTTAAGAGTCTTATCTTTTCTTGTGCCTACGCTTTCAAGTTGTGCTGGTATTAATATCATATTTTTGGATTACAATCGAAAAAAACTATAATAATTTTAGATTACGATCCACAATAAAGGCAGCCTTCATCTTCACCACCTTCACCTGCATTTAGTATTCTTTCGCACTCCTTATCTACTTGTGCCTCACTCCAGTTAGGGTTAAACATCTTCACTTGAGCCTTTAAAAAGTTATAGTTATTGTCACTCATTTTCATTAATCTTTATTAGTTATAACTATTAGTGTAATTAGCTTTTAGCTTTAGTTAAGCTATTAGCTTTAGCTATTAACTCTATGCTTAGAGCTTAGATTCTGAGCTAAATGAGAGATAGAAGTATCCACCACTCAGATTTCTCTAAGTGTTGGGCTCTCATCTAAATGACTGTCTCTCTGCTTGTCGCTTGAGTTCTTCGCCATTATGAATTAGTGTCATCAGCAATGTGCACTAACCTGGTATCTATCTTTTAGAGAGATTGCCCTCCCTAAGTAACCTGAGGCTTATACCTTCGCCATACCTCTGAGCTTTGTTACTATCCCGCAGTAGCTCGTTTCATTCTTTACGCTGCCGTTAATCGATTCCGCACATAAAAAATATAGCCCCCAATGCGCATGTGTGAGACGCAAAGGAGGCATATAACCCTTAAAACCTAAAATCTAATCTTACAGTAATTTCACACATAGCACAAATATATTTCAAGTTGGTTAAAATTAGTAACCATGTTGAAAACTATTTAGGCTGTTTAAATCTCAGCACTGTAATGTATATCCAAAAAGGCAGCCATACAAGCCCTGTAAAAGCTATACCCACATAAGCATACCAATGGTAAGAAGATAAGTGTCTCTGATGTCTGTAAATGTTAGTGCTGAGGATTGCAAAGTGCAGTAGGAAGCCTACTAAGTAGATTGTTAATAGTGTCATAGTTTTTTACGTTTAGCTCTACGTTTTTTTTGTGGTGTATTAGTTAC